GGATCCTGCCCTGCTTCTTTTCGAGCGAGCGGTCAGGAATGTCTAAGCGGCCTCGTAGGACACCCTGGCCATCAATTGAGAGCGTGATCGGGTCGTTCCAAAGGAGCGCATCCCATTTGTCGAATCGATTGTCTATGTCGATCGTGAAGGCGGGCACTAGGTTTGTTATGGCAGCTTCGATCTCAGCTCTGATCAAATCGCCTGACAGATCATTGGCCCCAGACATGAGGCTGAAGGTCGGCTTGTATCTGGTCAAGTCTGACCCTGAAACTCCACGAACCTGAGAGAGTATGTGAACCAGTTCGGTCTGCCTGCGACATAGCGCCAAGAGTAGGAATCGAGTACGACGCCTGATTGGTCCAGGATGGTTGAGCCGTCAGCGCTGACCGACTTGATCCTGTATCGACCGCCAGGGTTGCTTGCCGTGATCTGAGCCGCCAAGAATTTAGCCTCTAATCCAGTTCTGACGTCCTGCTTGCAGAGGCCGCCGACCACGTATTCTCTCGAGTAAGCGCCCATATCTTGGCCGATGTCTCTGTCAAGGCCTGGAATCGGATGCCGCACGATTGCTCGTCTGTAGTCTTTTCCTACCTCATCTGGAACTGAACCTTGCGGCTCTGCCCCCGTCTCTGTGAACGACATGGTGAGAGTTGAGCCGCCCGCTTCAAGATCGTAGAGGTAGAAATAGACCGTTCCCATTAGTGCCGATATCTCCTCATTTGCTCATACCAGAGCGTTCCCATCTGCTGAACCGACTCGAGAGCCTGTTGCTTCGTTTGGAAATTCGCATTCTGAATGTTGATGTTCACAAGTGGCTCCTGATAGGCGCCTCCACCGAGAGCGGGCATTCCTGCGGCTGGTCGAGGAGCGAAGCCGCCTGCGAGCGCATAGCCTCCAACGCCAGCACCTAGAACGCCCAGCCCTATCATAGCCCAGCCTACGGGTCCGATAGCAAGAAGTGCAGTTCTCAATGCGGCAAGGGCTGCTGTCCAGCTCCATGTTGCTACTGTAGCGGCTCCAGTCGATACTGTGTAGGTTGTCTCCGTTGCAACCGCCGCCCCCGTCGACGCTGCGACGGTGCCTGTCACAGTTGCATTGGCAACCTTCGACGCTGTATCAGCCGTAGTTGCGGCCGTACTTTCAACCTGTGAGGCAGTCAGGAATTGCGTTGCGAACCCTAGTAATCGTTGAACAGCCCCAGCCGCTCGCACGGCTGCGCCGAGAATTTGAATGCCTCGAATCACTGCGTCGAGCGCTGCGTTATGAATCCCAAGATCTCGCGTGACTATGCCCAGCGTTGAACCTAGCACACTGAAGCTTCGACCAACACTTGTCAAACTAGGCGTCGCATTATCAGCGGCCTCAATATTTACCAGAACTTCTTCCGGCGCCTCAGCTAAGACTCATCCCTCCACTAGATTCAACCAAACATTTTCGATATGCGTTTGTTTCGTTCGTTCAGGTAGACATTGAGGAAATCAATGTCAGGCATCATGAGAGCGTCGGCTAGTTCGCTTGGAGCTCGACCTAGAAGCTCGCAGATTTCTCCTAGCTGATAGCCTTCAGGATCGAGGATGAAATTTGCTGAGAATATCCTTATCTCCAGGATTCAATGCGCTGCCGTCAATTATTCCCGTCAAGAGCGCTCTTCGGATTCGGACATCGTCTAACTCCCTTGTCAACCATTCCTGCTCGACCCCTGTCGCAAGCGCGATGTACCGATCCATAACTTCGTAGGCTGTTTGATTCTCATCCGGCGTGAGAGTTACGCTTTCAAGTTCATTCGGTGTCGTCAGTTTCGGATTTATCTTGTTGAACTCCCGCGTCATCTCATTGAGTTCTGTTCCTCTCAGTCTGCGGCTGGGAATCACGACGTCGTCCATGCCTGGTCTGAGGATTCTGATTTGGAGCGGCCTATCGCGTGCTACGAGCAGCTTCGCCTTGATCTCTTCCTTTTGCTTCTCATCGATTTCCATCGCCTTGAAGAGTTTGTCTGTTTCGCTCATTCTATCTCCCTCCTTGCGCGAGCGCTTCTCTAACTCCATCACGAATCGCTTCCATGATCTTGCTTAGGTTGTCTTTCTTGGCGGTGTGAATGACCATGAAAGGCGGAGTTCCAGGATGATGCACCCATTTCGCGAAGACAATGTCGCCGTCCACTTCGAATCTTAGGACCTTGGCGGTTCGCGGGAAAATGAAGTGCGGCATGCTGCCATACTCAATTATCGCAGCTTTGGAATCTCCTGCTCTAATCGCGAATCTGAGCGGTGCCTCTTGTTCGACCGTGATTGAGGCCGCGTATTGGCCTGTTCTTCGTGGAGCGATCTGTCTAGCATAGTCAGCGACTTCTTGGCAGACAGCCTGTAGGCGTACTGAGACTGTTTGAACGAGCGCTTCTGCTGCTGCTCGGAAATACTCAGCGGCCTCATCTAGGCCTGTGACCTCGATTGAGATAGACAAATTCGTGATCTCAGGCTATTGTGGGTTCCGTGACCATGGTGCCTTTCAGTGTTGCTTTGACTACTCCGTCTGCGTTTGCTGGACCTTGTCTCTCGAACTCGTTTACTTTGATGCTTGATGTCGTGGTTCTGACTCCTTGCGGCGAACTCGTGTCCTTGTCGGTGCTGACGACGGTTATCGGTGTGTCTCGCCCTGACGCTAGGCTCGCCCAATTATCGTTCGAGACATAGATTGACTCGCAGTCAGTTTCTCCGTGAAAGACTCCGTGTAGGACTCGAGGAATGTCTGTACCGCATACAGGCTCTTCATGGGTTTTCAGTCCATGACGGATTCTCCAGTTCTTCGCGGCTGCCATGATGACGCCGTTCACTGAGAGAAGCGCATGTTTGGCTACGAATTCTGTTCCTGCTTCTCCGACCATTCCTTATCTCACTACTCCGCGAGTTGGACTTTGCCTGTCGTTGTGCCGCTCCATACGGCTCCTGCAACGTTCTTTCGATATTTCTTGACGAAAGCTCTGATAGCTTCCAGAATCTCTTTCTCTTCCTGCTCTGAGGCGTCTCCGCCTATGCTGATGCTATACACCATTTTCTTCCATCCTCCTCTCTTTCACACAATCTTCGTGTGACCTTCACTCACCATAGCCTCGTAGACTAGGGAACAGTACGCCATTGACTTCAGAGGCGCACTCGGAAATCCGTCCTGGACAATCTTGTGGAAGAGCCAGCCTGTCCCGAGAAATTCAGCATCGAAGAGCAGCGTCTTGATGCGATCCTTGATCTGCTGACAGAGCTCTCGACAGTTCTCGTTTCCTTCAACTGCTCGCGCTATGATGTCGATCTTGATGTTTTCTCGGCCTTGCCCTGCAATTCCGCCGCAATTCCATTGGAACGGTCCGCAGCGCGTTTTCGTGACTGCCACGTACTTGTTTCCGATCCCGCCCGCTTTCGTTGTCGCAATCACTTTCCGGTCGAGAACGAGATCGATTCTGACGCTCATATCCTTGATCTTTGAATCGCTCGCTATGGCTGAGTAGAATTGGCTCGCCATATCAGGCTGAAGGAATTGGCTGCTCATACGACTCCCCATCTCCGTTTCCTGAATAGTTCGAGTGTGGCATCGATATCTTGCTGGAGCTCGTCAATGACATGTCCGAATGGTCCTGCTCCGCCGCTTGCTCCTCCACGTGTTGCGAAAGTTTCAGTCATCCCCGCAACCCCGATCGTTGTGGCTCCCTGCGTGTCCGATGCGCCTTTCTTCTTGAGCAGTTCAATGACAACCATCTTCATGCAGGCGTCTCGAATTCCACTTGGCGGAATTGCGAAGCCGTAGCTGTAGGTGACTTCAATGTTCGCTATGCCACGGCCGAAGTGGGTTGTGTAATCGAAGGGTACGCCCGCGGCTGGGAAAGGCTGATACGCATAGATGGGCGGATACCAACCTAAAGCTCCAAGCTGCGAGGCTAACATCGGAATCCCTGCTGAGGGTAACGTGATGAAACCGTTCTGGGCGTCTATGATGAGTTCGCTTACAAAATTGGCGTCAGTGCTCTTAATGTCCGTCACAACTTGATTGTCTGGGTTTCGAATTTTGACTTCTTGAATGCTCACGATGGGATAGTTGTCTAGGACGAGCTTCTGTTGGCCGACGCCATCATAGAGTTCGGTTACAGTCACGGTGTCGAATCTTCGCCTTGTCGCTCGGTCCATCTCATTCGCGGAGCGGTAGATTAGATCGAGAACTTCCTCGTCTGTCGTGATCACATCGACATCAATCGTCTGGAGATATTGGCGAATCTGATGGATTGTACAGTAGGCTCGGCCTCCCGCGACATCGAAACGGATGCTTCCGCTCGAGACGGTTCCTAAGAGAGCTTCGATCTTGCCGTTGACGGCTCGCGGAGCGATGCTTGAGGTTTGGATCCATACAGTCTTGATTGCGCCCGGAGCCAAGTCTCCAAGGCTGATAGAATTCGAGAAGGCCAAACCGTCAAAGCTGAGAGTGTCGGAGGCCTGCCGTGTGAGGACTACGCTTTCAAGTGTGTCGGTTCCAACGTTGCGAATTGAGAATTGGAAAGTTTGCTCTGAAACATAGGTCGGCTTCTGATATCTCCCGTAGAGATCCACAAACTCATCTGGCTCCAACATTCCGATCTCGAGAAGGCTGCCCCATCGGAAAGTGTCTGCGCTCAGTTGAAGCCAGCCTGTCATAAGAACAGCTTCGAGCTCTTCAGGATCCTCCGTCATGACTGAGATCGGCCCGGCGCCGAGAAACTGCTGCTCAGGAGCTCCGCTGCTCTGGCGAGTGTAGTCCATCTGAATGACGGCTCGCTGCGCTAGTTGCGAAGCGTCTGCGATTGCGTGGCCGACTTCTTCTAAGCGAACCTTGACGTTCTCAGCGTTTGAGGATGCTGTGTTCTTGAGTCGGAAGATTCGGTATGTCGGCTGCACTTCGTCAAGGCGAAGAGCCTCCAATGAGAGGCCGTTAGTGTCTTGGAAAGCTAGACTCATTTCTTAATCCTCTTCCTCGCAACATAGACCACTCCGCCAGCAGTCACCGAGATGATTGCGATCATGATCATCGTGGCTGTGCCAGGGCCAGCTTGCTCCCAGGTGATGTAGATCTGCCCGTATGCGTAGCCCGGGATCGGTTGAACCGTCAGATCATATCGGTATCCAGTCCATGTCCCGTTTCCGTAGGGCGCTGTGAGACCGTTGATCTGCGCCATTCTCGGGCCGTAACCGAAGACGCCTGAATCAGCTTTCACATGCAGGATCCCGTTGAGAGTGAAGTTGCCCATCAAGCTCTGCTGACCGTAGATGCTTCTAGGCATAGGGCTATTCGATAAGACCCATCCGAGAGGCTTGTTGTAGACAGCCCAGATCTCATTCTCGCCTGATGCTGTATCATTGAGGAAGATCCACCATGAGGGATGTGTCCAGCCGAGATTGTATCCTGTCCTTGAAGAGTTCACGATTCCGAGGCGCTCATTCGCAACCATGAAGCCCGTGAAGTTCTTCGTGCCTCCCGAACCTGTCCATGTGATCCTGAAGTATGGATACTCGAGATGGAAATCGTAGTTGGTCGGATAGCAGACTTGAAGCGTGTACGTGTCTGTGGAAGGCACCGCGATTGAGACGTCTGCGACCTTTCGAGATGAATCCCACGAGTATGAATAGCTTGATGCTCCTGCGACATAGACTCCCGAGATCTCTTTCCCGCTTGCCACTGAGACCTTAATCGTCTCTCCTGACGCGACTGACATCTGAACGCTGAAAATGCTCGCGCCCCATGATATCGCGGTCATGTTGACGCGAAGGCTTGAGAGAATCGCGGCAGGAGCCATCTGCGCGGATCCTGTGAGAGCGGTCGCTGCATCCATCCATTCCTTCCAACCGATAGCTCCCCAAGGCTCCGTTTCACTGTTCGTCTCATACTTGTCAGGGAAGATGTAGACGACGGTTCGCGTCGAATTCAGAGTGGCTTTCCACCAAAGCTGAGAGATCGCTCGCAGAGCAATCGGCTGACTGTATCCGAGACTATCAAGAGTGCTCGCGTAGGCTTGAGCTATCATCGCAGACTTGTAGGACGGCCAAGCCCAATCGTAGATTGTGGCGGTCGTATTCTGGCCGCCCACGATGATCCCGGCGGGGATGATGTGGTATCGCTCCGATTGAGTGATGGGATCCCATTCCACATATTGATAGTTGCTTGTTCCATCCGCGACCTTGAAGTGATTTGTCGCAGTCGTGATTCGAGAGAGAACTGTCGAGTTTCCTCGTGCGTTGTAGTAATCTGCGAGCGCCCGAATCGCGGGAGCGGTGAAGTCGAGATAGCTGTTTCCCCAATACTGAATTCCCGACGTCTCATTGTACCAGCGCCATTCTTGGAAGCCTCCATAGTTGGGCATCGAAGGGTTGAGCTGCTGCGTCTCAAGCAGCTTGTCCAGAGCACGAGTTATCGCCTGATTCATTTGGCCTTGAAATCCGGGGTCGCTTGACAAGGAAAAGAGAAGGAGCTCTCCGCGAAGCATGAAGGGGAGACTCTGGAGGTAGGTTCCTGCGACATGGGGATATGTGCCAGCACTTCGGAACATTCGATCCCAGTTTGCCCAGATCTTCACAGCCAAGGTGACATAGCTCGAATCGCCTGTGGCCTGATACATTTTCGCGAGGCCATAGACGAGAGCTCCATACTGATACACCTGACTTGGATCCTTGTCAGCTAGATCCCACAGATTGAAGATCTCCCTGTATGTCGGGGAGAGATTCGTCCAGTCATGCGCGTCCAAGAAATAGTATTTCAAGCTGAAAGTCTTCGTCTGCCCAAGCGTCATCGCTCCGAGGAAGGCGTACTGTTTGAGCCAATGAAGGTTCGGAGAGTTTCGCAGAGGCGGCAGCGGGGATCCTGTGAGCGCGTTATCTACGGCTCCGAGAGCAGTCTTGTTGACTCCCCAATCCGCCACGATTGCGAGGCTCGAGCTCACCCCGTCAGGCTTGTCGTGCATGTGAACCATGAACCATGTCGCATTCCATTGAGCGGCATTCGGAAGAAAGTGCTGATTCGCTGTGTCGTTGCTCTCCTGATCTGCATAGCCGGGCATCCAAACCCATTGATAGCCTAAATGCGGCCCTCCCGTGAACATTGTGGAGCCGAACCAATCGAGCTGATCAAGTGGAACGGCAACTTTCACGTCGCTCATGGCTGACTTCGCATAGAAGGTGTATCCGACTTCGAGGTATGCGCGATGCTCCCAGAACGTGTACTCTATCGTCATCCTGAATCCTGTGAGATCCCAGATCTGAGTCAGTCGAGCATATTCGAGGCCGCCGCTTGTTCCCGACGTCACAGTGTAGTCAGTGGGAGGATAGACATAGCTCAAGTCTAGGTCTGCTGTGCCGTTCCAAACCACATGACCCTGAATGGCCGTCATCATAGTTCCTTGCGGGAGATAGAGGATCCTGAAACTGCGATCCTTGGCCTTGCTGAGATCTCCATAGGCTTCTATGAGGCGATTCTGAACCGCAAAGGAAAGCGGATTCGGGCTCTCGATCGTGGGCTTCTGAATGACGTCTCGCCTGATCGCGCTTCCCGAGCTCGTAACATGATTTGAGATGAATGAGCGAACAGAAGAGGCATAGCTCCAATGGGAGGGACTTGCAGCGAGAAGCTCAAGCATCTTGCCTTGATCGTCAACCCAATAATTGTACGGCTCAGTGAGAGGCGAGGCTTTGAAAGCGCCTCTGCTCGAATCCCACAGATTCGCGACAGCAGTTGTGGCAGCATTCGAAAGGAACGAGTTCGACGTCGAACTTGGAAGAGCGGCCTCCGCTGAATTGAAACTTGAAGCTAGAACAATCAGCATCAGGGCTAGGATCCCGATTAACTTCATTCGCCTCATTCCCTGAGCGACCTCCTACCAGTAACGGAGTGGTACGTGATCGTATTTCAGTCTTTCAGCGAAGCTCTTCGTCCCATTCGAAAGTCACTGAGGCATTGTTTGATCCGCCTGCGACCATGTTCACGAGCAAGCTGTTTCCTGGATCAACCGTCCAAGGAGAACCGCTCATATCCAAGATGACTGTGGTTCCTGCTCCGAGCCAATGATCATAGACACCATCGCCTTCGGCTGTGACTGTCGGGCCTGTGTAGCAAGCTGCTTCAGGACTTTGGCCCTTGCCCATGCGCCTATTCTTCATGGTTAGACTTGTCCCGTTGGCTGAGACTGTAGGCGCTTGGGTGATCCTTGCCCTCATTGTCGCATCGCAAGAAACGATGATCTTCGTGACGCGAATGACCTTCGTGCTGCCCGACGCCATGAAGAAGAGATAGTTGTTGCCGGTTGCGACCGCCTTCGGCCCTGTCGCGCAGACGAACCCTTTTCCACTGTCTACACATGCTTCGCTACGTGATCTCACGATCAGACTCTTTGGCATCTTCTCATCTACCTACTTACTTACTTTGTTGGGCGTAAAGCCCCGATAGTTTCGGGAAGAAAGCGGGGAATGATTTACTGAGCCTAGTATTGCGGTGGCTCGGTGTACTCGACCAGAGCGCCTTTGAAATCCAGAACTGTTGTGGCGGCTGCGGGGAAATCTACTTCCAGATGAATCCACTGTCCGTCTTGAATGTAAACGTCTACGCTGGGCGTCACTATGCATGTGTGATCTCCAAGGGCGAGACTTGTGGCGTCAGAGATGTCCTTTGTTGATGCGACTGCTGCGCTTGACACAGCGGTTCCATCGGCAGGCAATGTTCCTACTCTAAGTCGGAAAACAATGGCTGACGATAGGGCTGCGGTTCCAACGGTGTAGTAGAATCGTATCCGGTTCACTTTCAGTTTGGAACCTGGGCGAATCCTGCTTTGCACTTCAAGAGGTATGACGACTGTTGAGGTTTGGGCTGCGGCGGTCTTTCGCATGAAGGCTACGTATGAGGCTAGTGTTGCTGCCCATGTGCCTGTGAAGAACAGGCAGGCGAATGCATGGATGAAGAATCGGGCTCCACGAACAAAGCCGGGCATCTACAGTTCAGCTCCTATGATAAGTTGTAGATGCGGCCCATCTTCGACGTGGCGTCCGTTGAGGTCGGGTTTGTGTTGTAGACGTAGCTGGGTGGCTTCGAGTCTGTCTTGTCTATGGAGTTGAAGAATCGTTTGATGACGAAGGGTTGCTGTATGCTGACTTTCGCAAGCATCTCCATCGTGCTGTCCAAGAGTAGCCTTTGCGCGAGGAACTTGGTGTCGAGGAAGATGATTTCTCGGCTGCCTGCTGTGGCGGGCATGAACTTGCTGCCTATGAACGGCATGACACCGTAAGGCGTAGCCCATGCGAGTGCTTTGAGACCCCAAGCGATCTCAGTCTCAGGGTTCGCGTACCGGACAATGGACATCATTAGCTGCTTGATCTTCTGCCATGTCATCAAGTCCGTGACGGCCAAGTTGGGTTTGACGTTCAACAGGACCATTTGCGCGATCATGTTGTCTATGTCAGTGTCTGAGGCATCTGCGCCGTTCAGGTTTGACTGTAGCTGTGCGTAGGTTCCGGATGAGCCGATGATTTCAGCTCTTATGCCAATGAATCCTAAGTTGTCTCCGCCTGAGTTGAAAGCTGATTCAAGTGTAGTTCCTCCGTTGAGGATTTCGTTCTCATCAGTTTCGTTGAGGCTCCATGTCTTGTTGCGGATTTCGATGGCTCTCGCGTCACGGGTTGGGTACTGGCTTGCCATTGTAGCTAAGCCCAAGTCAGTCCATCCACCCCATGCTGTGAAAATGTTGACGGGTTTTGAGGCGTTCACATAGGTGTCGCTACCCGGCGTCTTGGCTGCGGTTGTTTCACTCACACCAAAAGCCGATGCTCTGGCGGTTAGTACATCGTAGTTGGCGACTTTGCCTCGGGCGGTTTCTTGGGCGATGAGCTCTAAGAGTGGTGTTTCTCGGCGTGTGGTATCTATGATCTCTTGGTCGGTTGTGGTGTGAACGATGGCGCTGGTTGAGTCCAAGTAGCCTTTGGTGCGTAGGCTGCGTAGACGCATCTTCTTGCGAATCCAGCCGAGGTACATTTGGCGGTGGTCTAGGCCGAGTTCCCCGTTATCCTTCAAGCCTTCGTAGATTACGGTGCCTTCAGGGAAGGCTGCTAATCCAACTAGGCCAGCAAGGATACCTGCGGGTGTTCCTCCTTGAACGGGCGGTGTTAGAAGTGCTCTGTCCACTGTGGAGTAGTATGGTCGAGCAGCTTCTCCTCCGCCTGCTCCTGTAGCTCTGCCTTGTTCGGGGTCAACTAATTTCAGGTGGCTCATTTCTATTGACCTCCTGCTTCAATGACTGCGAGCTGCGAGTCTAGGCTGCCGTCGTCCTGTTGGATGGCTTGCATTCTGCGAACGCTCTCCGGCACAGGTCCAGCGTGTTCCGCGTAACCTTTCCGGACAACGATCTTCTTCTGAACAGTTTCGTCAACAACTTTCCTGACAAGTCCTTTGACGTAGCGTTGTAGGCCTTTGACGCCGACGGGTTCTCCGCCGACTTCTTGGTCGTCTGCTTCTTCAGTGTCCTCGTCGTCTGTTGGGAAGGTGCTGATGAAACGTTGCGGGCGTGGCTTCAATTTGCCCGGCTTGACTTCAGGCGGCTTCTGCTCATCGGTTATCGTGGCGAAATCTTCGTAGACACCCAATGTCTCAGGGGTGTCCTCGTCAATTCCTTTCGTCTCGACGCCTACCGCTTTCGCGATGGCTTTCAAGAATGCAGTGTGCCGTTGACCTTGGGACCGTAGATAAAGCTCGTTGCCGTACAGAGTGTTCATGCCTTTGTTGAGGGCTCTGCTGCTACCGCTGAGATACTTCTCGATGCGTTCGATGCGTTTGATAGCGGCGCGACCTTTCTCGAGGGCGGGATCTCCCCATTCACCTATCGCGGTTGTAGCCCTCTCGGGCGCCACGTAGCCGGTTTCCCGGTCGTAGTCCTTACGCGAGTAGGGAAATTCTGGTGTCTCGTCATCGTCATCATCGTCGCCATCTCCATCGTCCGAATCGCTCTCAGGTTCAGGCTCCGCTTCTTTGATGGCTGCGCGTCCCGGTTCAGGTACGGGCTCTAGTTCAGGTTCGAGTTCTGGCTCTAGTTCTGGTTCAAGTTCTGGTTCTGGTTCGTTTTCGGGTTCCGCTTCCTTTCTTTTTGGCAATTTTCCATTTTCTCCTTTTGTTATTACGGTTTGTCCAAACCCAAGCGTGCTCTTCACACGAATGGGCAAGAACCGTGAAGAATTTGCGAACGCCTTCTCGTAGACTCGGGTTATGGTTGCGACTTCATTCGCTGGCGCTCGCACCAGGCTAGTCGCAAAATATTTGATGCTGGAAATCGCATTGACGAGTTTCGTGCCTATCCATTTCTGCGATTGACGAATGGGCACGAACTCCATGCTCATGGCGTTGTAGAATCCGTTCTTCAGCTCGTAAGCGACCTGCTTGAAGTTCGGATGAGCTTTATTGACAAGCCACCGAGCCCAGAGGGCGGGCAATCCGCCGATCTTCAGAATCTTGGATTCAATGAATTTTCCAATCGGAGGCGTGCCCTGATTCTCAATCGGCTTCGCATACGGTGACTCATGATCTAACCAAATGAGGTTGTGTGGGGCTCGAACCATCGCCTCTTTAGCTTCAACGAGAGCTGGGGTTTCCAGCACATCGCCCTGTAGGTCTTTGATTGGTGCGCTTACGAAACCTTCAACCAGGAGATCGCCTGCTTTGACTTCGCCGAATGATTTTGTGGCAACTTTGACTTCGAAGGGCATGAAGAGTGAGTATCGTTTGATCTTCAGCGGCAGAACAACCGGGCCGCGCCCGTAGAATTGTTTCTGGCTTTGATGAGCCATGAAATGCTCGTGGCTCATTCCTGTGTGAGCGTCGTCGCATGATTGGCCTGGGTGGTCTTGCACTTTCGCCATTTCAGGGTGAACTTCACCTTTGCCTTCAACCACATCGCCCAAGTCAACGTATGTTGGCTCTTCCTCTGCGTCGGCGTAGAATGGTTCGCCGTGAAACTCAGGGTCAGCTAAGGGGCCGAGATGGTCCTTGCCCCGGGCCACGCTTGCTACAACTGTCCCAGGTTCTTGATGCTGCTCTTTTCGTTCCCCAGCACGATAGCCTAGTCCAGATCGTCTTTCTCTACGCTGCTCAATCCGAACGGGATTGTCTGGGTTCGTGTATCGTTCAAGTTGGTGAGTCTGCTTCTTGTCCAGTTGCGCCTGTCTTGAACGTTGAACCTTGATTCCTCTCTGGCGATCTTCCTCTTTTCGTTCGCCTTCCCGGTATCCGCGCTCCCAATCCAGATTCTGCGAGGTCCAGCCGCCGAAATCTTTCACTGTGCTAACAGCAAGATTGTACGCTGCGGTCTTACCGAGCCCAGCTTTCCGAAGAATCCCATAGAATGCTTTCTTGCGTTCAGCTTCGGAGACTCGGGCTCTCCGTTGGCCTGCACTCATGACGTTATGCCAAATGTTCCCAACAGTAGCCCTAGTACGCTCAGCAAGTGTGTCCTTAGACCAGTCAGGATGAGCCTTACGCAGACCCGCACCTATCTCACGATACTTCTCATCGAACCATTTCTTCGGCGGACGCTTCGGCATGGCCTGACCTATCCTCTAGAGGGCTCTCTTTCGAACGAAGGTAGCAGCGAGGTTGCCCTAACTACACTATTATTAGGCTGAAAACGTCAAGCGCATTCCGTTTTGATGCAGTCTTGGCAAATCCAGAGGAAATACTCGGGGTTTGTTTCACTCTTGAGTATGCTTCCTCGCAACTTCCATTTATGGCAGATTGGACAGCGCAGGTTCGGGGTGCGTAGGATCCTGCGAACCCAGTTCTCATGTATGTTGAAGATTTTGCTGAGTTCCCTGATGCTGTGGTTTTCGCTCGCCAGCTTCAGCGTTACATAATCTCGGGTTGAGAGTTTCCGACGCCGATCCGAGAAACTCATATTAAGCAAGCCTTACCGAGTGATTCATTATTTGGTAATCCATTGGCAAGAATACTTGTGAAAGGTAAGGATAATGCGATGAGTTGGCCTGAGTTAGTTGACGACCTGTCACGGCAAGCCGCAATCAAGACCTATTCTCAGACGGAAGATTACATTCGCACTAGACTGAAACCGTTTTGGGTTCGTCATATTCGACTTACGAAGTTCCTTCGGCGATTTCTACGGTTAGAGACAACAACACCAGAGTTCAAGACCATGCCTAACGATCCCTTGATTGCTTATCAGTGGACATCCGAAGTGAGACTCTCAGTTCAACCAAAGTGGCTCTCCGGTCTTTTCCTACGAAAGATGCAATAGCCCAAATTGGTTCAAGCCGAAGTTGTCTTAGCGCCTTTGCCTTCTGGGCGGTGGCTTCCGTTTCAGAGCTGGGCTTTCAGCATGAGGTCGAGCGGGAAGATTTGAGACAGCTCCAAGCAAACTGATAGGTTGCGGCTTCGGTGGCAGCGACTCAGGCGTGGTCGGTTTCGTTTCCTGTTTCAGAACTGGAAGCGCTGGCGGTGTGCCAGTTGGTTGAGTGGGCATGGATGATTGAGGCTTAGGCGGTTCAGGCTCATCGTAAATGCAATTCTGTTTGGCTTCGAATTTGAGACAGATATAGCGTGGGTTTTCAGGCTCATCAGGTAAGCTGAGGCCGCCATACATATTCATACGGTAGAACTCACAAGTGTAACATTCTGACCGATAGGCCCAGAGATTCTCCCGCCGATTTGCAAGCCGCTTCACGCAGTTAGGACAATGCCATTTCCCAGCAACCCAAAGCCCCTTAGTTTTGAAATCGTTCTCAACTCGCCCACAGATGAAACAGCGGGCCATTGGTACAGTCATCGTCATAGGGTCTCAACTTTGAGGGGCTGTCTCTTCTTGAATGTCCAGACCTCTGCTCTAGCTTGAAATCGTGAAGCCAGAAACTTCAATGCGATTCGTTCCTGCTGCGTCGGCTTCGCGTTCCCTGATTTGACTTGTATGACAAGTCTTTGCGAGTCAGGACTCACAGCAATCAGATTGATTACTTTACAGGTTCCATCAAGCGGCAATACTAAGTAGTGTTTCTTTCGCAAGAGTTGTACTGCTTTCTTGACTCTGTTTCTTGAGTACTTCAACGATTGGAGGCAACCCGTTTCTAGGCCATTTCCAAATTTGCTTCTCACATACATTCGGGATCGGGAAGAGTTCGATGGATTTTCGTTCAGCAATCCTTTTTGATCATCGGCTGGCAATACGAATAGCGGACTGGTGCGAGGAGTGCTCTTCTGAGCTAGGATTTCCTCGATTAGCTGCTCGCTGATCAATATTCATTCACATCGTCACAATTAGCCAGCTGGAAGGATCCTCGAAACTCGCCAGTTCTCCGACGTCAGAAAACAAGCCAGTTTCGTCTCGAGGAAGGCATTTCGCTCTTAGTCGCCTTCGTTTATTTGCCACCAACAGCGGCAGGTTACATGAGCGGGCATGGTCGGTAGAAATTCTTCAGCGGGATCATATTCGCCTTCATTGCCTTCGCAGATGTCGCAAACCTTCTCATCGCCCATGGTGGTCCATGCAAGTTTCCGGCCTGACGGCTCGCCTGTTACGGTTTGATAGTCATCTTCGACTACGGCGAATTGTTCACGGATGGCTGTGTTGAGGCTGCTCCATGTGAGGTGATGCGACAGGTCGGCTAGGCGAGCAAGTAGGCCCTTGAGGCTTTTCCAGAAATCTTCCGCTGCGATGCTCATGATAAATCCTCATGGAAAATCCTGGGTGAGGATGGTAGGGCTCACGCAACGACTTGGCTTCCCTACCATCTCTCTTTTGCGTGAGCATGAGGCTACAGGCAGAACCATTCTCGTGCGCGATGGTTCTGATGGCTTAAATATTTCCTCAAAGCGTCCCCGCGATACGGGATGAGTTCGCGTCCTCGAGGATCCTGTCGAAGTCGCTGAGGGATTGGGTTCGGATCTGTTCTAAGCGGCCCGCAACCTCTGGCGCGAGCTCAACAACGTCTTTGCCGATAGCTCGCCTTGCATGTTTCCTAGCGATCTCTGCGATTCGGGCTTGGTTGTCATCTATGGCTTTGTGGCCTTCCGTGAGGGCTTGGCTTCGCGTCAACCGGCCAGCTATGAAGGCTTTCATGATTTCTGTGAGGCGCCTAGCCAAGCCATACTCGGCTTTGACGGGGCCTCGGAAAGTGTCGGAGTGCGTGTGCTCAGAACCAATCGCAGCCGCTTTGAACACCAGATCTTTCGGCACATCGATCGGGTAATTGGCGGCGATGAGTTCTCGGCGCATCGTGCGCCTTTCTCCTGTTGGCTTGTTGATTGTGTTCGTGACAGGCACAATGAAGGTATGCATTCCCTTTGAAGACAAACCACGTGCTAACCGTTCGTTCTCGCCGAAACTAAGCAGCCACTTCCCCTTCAAAGTGGGCAGGGTCTTGATGAGATCGGGCACGAACTTTTCTTCATAGGGCGGGTCAAAGTAGAAGAACGTGTTTGGTGAATCGTACTGATGAACAATCTCCTTCCAGTCTTTGTTCTCTATCTTGACTTGCGATAGCTGCTCTTTGTACTGATCAAGCCTGCTCAGCCAATTTGGAGCGCTATTCTGCGACCTCTCTCGATCTGGAGAACCAAGATTCCCGCGCCAAGTATCCCCGCGGTTCATGAAGCTGTGACGGGTCACGTAGAGGAGCTGCCAAAGCTCATCGTCCAGAGTCTTGGGCTTGTACTGATCTCGTACATGGAACCATCTTTCTCTTGTCGCTGCCCAAGGTCGGTTCATCATGGATTTTGCTTGTTCGGGCGTAGCCTGTTTGATCCACTGCCATACCTTAGTGAATCTTGGGTTTACATCGTTTAGAACGACTCTCCCAGGATCGTCCAGCATGAAGAATAGGGCTGCGCCGCCTGCAAACGGCTCCACGTACAAATCATGCGGTGGAATGAGCGTCTTGAGGAATGAGGCTTCGCGTCGTTTGCCCCCTGCCTTGCTAGGAATTGGCGGAACCATCTTAACATCTAGGGGGCTGAGTTTCGCACTGGCTGAGCTGCTGAGAGGCTTCCGTCCGAGTCGGGCGGCCTCGCGGATCTGAGCCTTCTTGGGCGCGGATATGAGGCGCGTCTCGAGTCGTCCGCCTTTCCATTCCTCTCGAGTATCGTAGGCGTTGACCTGTTTGCTTTCTGGGGCTGATGCGCTGCGCTGCACATTATCGTGAACTTTCGACAAGTCACGTTCCGTGTAGCCGAGGGTTTCGCGGTGGTCTGGGCCGAGGCTGCCCGTATCCGTGCTCTCAGATTTCTTGAAGGGTGGTGGAGCTCCCCGCTTATCCCGTAGAACATATTTTGCTCCGCTTGGAGCTGTTGCTCTCATAGCGCCTATTGCGCCTGTATCGGGCTGAACTGGTGGAACATCTTTCGGATATTTCGGTCCTCTAGGAATCGTGGGCGTAGGCTTCAGCCTTGGTGCCTGCTCGGTGCTTGCGCCCCCTGTAGGATCCAAGTTCTCTCTTGGCTGGGCGAGCGGGGCGATTGGAGCGTTATCTGGCTGTGTTGGTCGTTTGCGAGCTTTCGGCGCTAAACCTTTCTCCCGCATGTGGTCTTTGACGATTTGCCAAATCTGCTCCCGCGTGAAACCTGGGTGTTCCTTCCGTTCTTCATCGAACATGTCAAAGTATTCGTTCATTCGCGCTTCAGACATGTCATGGGTTTTCCACACGTTGTCAATGTTCAAATCAGCTTTAGACAGCTTCACACGAACAAACTTACGATCTAGATAGGCGCGGTCATCATGAGGAATTGAAGCGTCAATGATTTTCGGAGTTCCTGCCCGTGTGGGAACGATTCGTGATTCAACATCATAACCGCCGCCTTCAGTGATTTCTCGATGTCTGCCCGGGTAAGGTTTCTTCATGTAGTGCGGATCAATGTGAGCGCCGGATTCTTCTGTCACGGTTGCGATTGGAACATTGCTTTCGTCACGTTCCCAGCGATGAGCTCCCATCCCGCCTCGATGCAGGTCAACTTTCTCTTTCCGCTGCTGTTTGCCACGATAAACTTCACCTGTAGATTGTGGTCCTTCGCCGGGCGGTGGATGGCCGATCTTGCGTATGCGCCCGCCCTGCCTGCGCTTGTACTGGCCGCCGATGTTGCCAGGTCCGCCTTGATAGGAATCTTTTGGTCCTGTGCGTTGCGTGTCAGTGTGATGGATTGGTCCGAAGGGTTTCGTGGGCCGCTCATATTCCCTGCTGACGCGAGCGCGGGCGATTCCTTCAGGGGTTTGCTCTGGGCTGAGGTCGTTGTCTCTAACGGGCTCGTCGGGCCTGTACGCTAACGCGCCCATCGGGTAGTCCTGGTCGGATCCGCCGCTTTGGCGTGCTCTTGGTCTCCCAGCTTTAGGCCCGGTTGCATCGCGGCTTCGACGTATTTCTTCAGGGCTTTCTCCAGGCAGCATCATGCCGTCCCGGATTGATTCTTTTGGGTTGCCGCCAACTCCGCTCATGGGCTTAGGTCGCGGTTTCCGGTCGCCTTCATAGGGGCCGATGAAAGGTTCTCGAGTCGGCTTCAAGTATTGTTTCAGAACATCGGCTGAGGTATCTCGGAACCCTTTGTTCTTCGGTGAACGCAGGATCGTCTTCGTTGGTTGAGATGGTTTAACGGGCAGCGGCTTCCGTTGTGGAACATAGAATACTTTTCCATCTCGGGTTATGTAGCGTCGGCCTGGGATCGTCATTGCGCCTTGTGGGAGAATTTTCACCTGGCCGGTTCTGTTATCATAGGTGAGAACTGGAGCCGCGTAGAGATTGTTTCCGCCGAGTGAGCCCTCTGCGAAATCGTAGCCTTCAGTTGGGACGCCGCCCCATGCTTTCATGCCTTCAACGATGGCTTGGTCTTCGGCTGTGAGCGGTATCTTCGGTATGCCCTTTTCTGGTCCTGTTGGAATGTTCAGATGTGGCTTGGGAGCTCCGAAGAGGCCGGGCTGTTGGCCTCCTTTCAGTTCGGCGAGGGTTAGTTGAAGCGGTTTCTCACCCCATGGAACAGACGGGCCTAGCTTCTTTCTGGCACGGTACTCGTTGATTTTCATAATGCCTTGCTGAATCTTCTGGAAGTCCATTTGATCTTCGAGAGCTTCCTGTTCCTTGTCAACATACTTGAACGACAAAACTATGCGGTCAGAGATTTCATTCAGGATTTGATTGTTAAGGATCTGTTCTAGGAGTCTGAGTAATGGCAGGATGGCTTTGCGTTTTTGGATCGTGCCTTGAGCGGACATCGCCGCGCCTGTAGCTCGAATATCATCGGTGAAGCCGACTTCGCTTGGTGTGAGTTTGTAGATCGCCCACATGATTTTTGCGAACCATTCTTGGCCTTTGATGAACTCCAAGTCTCGGTTCGTGTAGGTTAGCGGTGTGAATTTTGCTTCTTTGTTGAGTATGGCGACCTTGTGGAAGCGGCCTTTGATTTCCGTGCGGAAGTATTCCCGTAGCCTCTGCTCATCTTCCTCGCTGCCAGTGAAGGAAACGACGCCTGAGGGCACAGCGTATTCCTGGAACATGCTGGCATTCGTGAAAGCCGAATTGATGAGACAGTTCAGAATTGTCTCGGCGCTTTGAGTCTCAGCCCAGCCGTAGACGCTGTATGAGCGGTTGTAACGCATCGCATAGGCGATCTCATTCACGTCGAACTCGATCGGTGCGACAGCGGGATGCAAATAGCTGTACTGCCAGTAGCGGTATTCGATTCCGTTGACATCAGTCTCTTTTAAGAAGGAAGCTCCGTCTCGACAGAAGAGTTCGCTGAGTTGTCTTTGGCCTCGGGGTTTAAGTTCGAATCCGCCAGCGGGATGCTGCACATAGCTGTTCAGTGAGAAGCCTTTCACAAGCGTTGCCGCGTCAAGTTCTAGGCTGTCCCGTATGAGAGCTCGCAGGAGAGTGTTCAGAGTTTCGCCTTTGTTGTCGTTCGGATTGTTGAAGAAGTATGTGGCCTCATCAATGTCCGCTAGAATATCTTCCGGCGGAGACTCGCGGAGCTTAGGATCCTTCGGGATGATCTCCCACGGAATCTGCGCGACCTCTTCAATGATTGTCATGACGCACATGGCTACCCATTCAGAAGCCGCTAGGCTACGGTAACGGTAGACATCTATGTACCTAGGCTGACCTTTCAGCGGATTATAGAACCACTCTGTCATGACGGCGCGTCTTGGAAACTCTCTCTCATCCCACCACCAGGGATAGATCGTGTCCATGACGCCTTTCGTGATAGTGTTGTCCTCTAGGCGATTGAGCCTATCCCGAACTAGGGGATCCGCTGAGACTATGCGTAATGCTGACACCAATTTCTCTTCAACTTGGTTTGCTTGAATTAACGGAGAAGTGTCTGCGACGGTTGCCACAGCATGTTCGCCGCTGGGCTGCGGGAGACTCACCGTGCCTCATTCAATCCAATAAGACACTCGTGCAAGAATGGAAGGCGTAACTAGGATTTCAGATTCGAAGACGAAATCTCAGTTCATGCCAGAGCCAGAGAAGCCAGTCATGAATACGCTCGATCGGAGAGGCGATGATTCGTCTGCCTCGGTAGGGATTCTCCGCGAGTTTCTCGGCAGCCTGCATGATCTCCTGCTGGTCCGTTGAGCTTAGAGCTCGCAGTTGCTCTTGAAATGTCGGGGAGAGAACGACTCTGTATCCCTGTCGTGGTGCGGGTTCAATGGTTCCGTCTTTGTGGAGAATGCTTGGGCTGACACGGGGGAATCCAGCTTTCGCTCGCTTCGTGTGAATCCTCTCAAATCGCTTTCTTGATCGGCGGCTCATGTCGGGATCTTCTCTGCTCGTCTGAACCGTTTTCCGCAAGCTGGGCAGATGTAGTGTCTCACATGTAGAGGCGGCCCGTGAGGGTTGCCTTTCATGTCCCATTCCTTGTTAGGCTGTGCGACATCTTGGCCGCAGCCTGGACATTTCTCCATACTTGATCTCACCGTGACTATGCTGGTTTCTTGAGTGCGACTTCGGGGCCAGCTATCGGCGCCTGTTGACCGCTTGTCGCAAACACGTACGCGAGCACATCGGCCTGCTCGTACCACATTTGAAGGCACTTACCGCACTTGTAATGTGGGAAATCCAGTTTGCCACGAGGCGTCATGATGCCTTCATGAACTTGCACTATGAAGCCTTTCTTTCCGCAACGCGGACACCAAAGACCAGGCACCTTATTTTCTTTCAAGTCAACCGCGTCCGAAGTCTCAAGTCTGGAGAACGGCTGAGAATGTGGCTTCGTTTCCTCGGATGCTCAAATGATACGTGAACTGTCTTCCTAGCAGAGAGCATTGCGGGCATTCACGCAAATGGCGGCCAGATTCGAGGGTGTTGATTACATGCAGTTTCATCAAAGGTGCACCTTCGCACGATGTGGACAGGCTGCTTCTCTCATGTTGGTGTCGTAGACCATGTAGCAACGGAGGCATTGTTTTCGAGGCAAGGGTCTCTGTCTCACAAAGACAAAACTCGGCTCAGCCCTCGCGGGCGTCATCGCCTTATGGGATGCTATACTAACCCTCCGGACCTGGGACCTGAGGTCTGTATCCCATCATCGGGCTTTTTGGATGAGAGAGGGATTCTCCCGCTTGCGCTCGCAGACGATCAAGGCCTAAACGGAGAATCTGCCGCAGATCGCACATCGTGATGGCGTACAGAACATCAAAGGCGGACGCTCGCGGTTCTTCCAGAAATTGATGCTGGCCTGGCATCGTGGACATGGCTTGCCCATCAGCTTGTATCGCAACCGATAGAAAGCCCAATGCAGACGATTCATGTGGACTTTATGGAAGTGCCCTTTGATTTCCGTGCGGAAGTATTCTCGTAGCCTCTGCTTATCTTCGTCGCTGCCACTGAACGATATGACACCACTTGGCACGGCGTATTCTCCTTCTTTCTCATTCATCCGAATAGGTCTTGTACGACTAGAGGCGGAGCCATGCGGCCATAGGCATCAGCGATCAGCGCATAGATGAATCCGTGAAGCGCGTCGTCAGGTTCGCCTTCTGGATGCGTGTAGTGATGATACTTCTTGCCGCTAACGGTCTCCTGCTCCTCCATCTCGATGCAGGTGAATTGCTCAATGATCCATTCGACGTCGAGCGGTTCAGCCCATGGAATGACTAGCAGCGGATTGACTGCGCCAGTTGGATCCTTATGCTTGATCAGCTCGATAGCGGTCTCAATCCAGAATGAGCGGTCAGCTAGGAGAAGCATCTGCGCGACTCGCTTGCCATACTCGTCTGAGGTTCGACGCTCAAGAGGGATCTCGGGTCTGCGAGTGTATTGGCAGCCGAGGAGTCGATCAGCGAACTTCTTCTGGAGCTCGCTGACTTGTACGGCACCGTATCCGATGTCTGCCACGGCCTGTTTCACATTGAAGAGCGGGATGAGGTTGCTGATGATCTGGACTTGCTTCATGGGGTCGCGTTCATCGAATTTGCGAACGTAGATGAGTCGCCAGCGGTCTTTATCGTCCTTCGCCATGATCCAGACGACGGTGAAGGCGTGTTGTCCGCCGCCCCAATCAATGCCAGCATACGAGACGTATGGCGGATCAAGGTGATCCATCAGGGCGAATTGGAAGTCTCTGCAAGCTAGAAGATCCTCAGAGATCAACGGCTTAGCAAGACCCCGATAGAAGAGGCCGAGAACTTCGTTGAGGAATCTGCGCTCGCTTCGGTAGCGGATGCGTTTGGCTTCTATGCTGTTGGGATGAGTGGGCGGGAGGCTGTTGATCCACGGAGCCATGCGTTGATCTATGTGATATCCTGAGTAGAATCGGTTCTGAGGTCTCTGCGGAATCCATGCGCCTGATTCTGGATCCCATTCGTTCATATCGCTTTGTTGCCAGAGTCGCGAGAATTCCGAGCCCTCATCGCTTGCGGTTCCAACCATGATCATTGTTCCGAATTGGCTGTGGCTGAGTGTCTCTTCAAGGACAGGGATCGCTTCTTGCTGGACGTCCTGCATTTCATCTATGGCTGCGAAGTCTGCTGGAATGTTTCTTAGAGCGTCGAAGTCTCCCCATGCGCTGATGAGATAGCAGATTGAGCCGTTCGAGAAGGGGATTCTGCCGATCGCGGTTTCTCCAAGCTCTGCCTCTCGCGCCTTGCTGATATAGTCGCGGAGCTCTGGGCTGTCGAATAGGGCTTTGCGGAATCGGTCGTGGCTGAATCTTGAAACCTGATCCATTCGCGGCGCGGTGTAGATTGCGGTTATGAAGGGATACGTGGTCAGCTTATAGAGAAGCCAGTTGACGATCCACTCGGTCATCTCCATCTGCCGAGATTTCACGATGATGACTCGGTGCGAGTTGTCGCGGTAGAGCGGAAGCAGATAGTCTCGATCCTGGAAGCTGAACGGAGCGCCCTTGAGGATTCGGATGCGTTCAGCCCACTGGACTGGATCCTGAGGAATCGGGTTGCGTACCGCCTCGAGCTCCGCCTTGGCCGACGCCATGCTTCCTAAGATCAGAGACACTTTCTCGGAGACTTTGCGCCTCTTTGAGAAGCTCATTCACGGTTTCCTCGAGATCGCTTGGCTGATAGATCTTCCTCAAGATCTCGCATGAATCATTCAGGACTCTCGTTTCGTGGCTTTCGATCTTCTTGTCCGCCTGAAGCTGCATCAGCTTGTTGACGAAAGCCTTGAGATCCTCAAGCGAGTTTATGTTAATCTTGATGCCGAGAGGAGCGAGCTGCCGTTCGATCTTCCTAATCTGAGCCTTCAGATACTGACCCTTAATCTTCGGATCCACGCTCGGCGGAGAGTAAGGGGGGGTGTGGCTATGGCCCCTTTCTTTCCGGCGCTTTCGGACACGACCCCCGCGTTTCCGTCTTTTCTTGGTCATGGGGGCTCATTTCACGGTTCTTGGGCTTTTGCCAGGATTGCTCCGCGTCTGCGGCATTTCTCGTCGTAGCACATTCTACAGCCTGAGTCGTCATGCGCTGCGAGGCTGTGTCCACATCTCGCGCATGTTTTGTTCATTCTCTTTACCCTCCGAAGAGTTTCCAAAGCGCCGCGAGCAGGCTAGCAAGGGCTCCTAGGGAGATGAGTATGTTGATTGTGTTGAGGGATTCGAGCCTTGTGAGCCTCTTCTCTAGCTTAAGCTGCTGTTTGAGGCAGGCTACTTGCGTGACGAAGGGGCCGCAGTCTTCTTTGGGATCATCTAGGGCGGCTTGTATCTCTTCGGGAAGGTCCTTGTTCAAGGCTATTCATCTACGACTAGGATGAGCTCGCAGTCCCAAGCGTTGAAGGTTCTCGCGGGATCTATGTTGAAGATGTTTCGGTTCACGATGACCCTGCTGCCTGCGTTGACCCGAATCGGTTTGAGCGCATGAAGCTCATTGAGCGGATAGTAGTCTTGCTGAGAGGTTGCACTCGTATGCCTGTGCATGTAGACTCCGCCGATGTAGACGTTGCCACTGAAGGCGCTGCCAGGATCCTTAGGCGGCACTGCACCAACTGGAAGATCTCCGATATCTGCGTCGGTTTCTGAGCATGAATCATAGCTGTATGGGGTTGCAGGGGTTTCAGGGGGCAGTCTCTTTAGGGAACGCACAAGCGCTCTGAGATAGCGCCGTAATGAATTCACCTTAGGCTGAAGCCAGATTGACAGGGCGGCCTCGAATGTGCTTCCCTGATCATATCCTACCCAAACGCGTCCAGCAATGAGAGTTACGGCCTTCGGAAATTCGATCGTGATCACATCGTTCTTTATGAGCCTCTGCCTTGGCTTCAGCGTGAAGTAGCCGAGATATTTCGCATAGGTGTTCAGTGTCAGATTCTATGGCCCCCACTTTTGCAGAACGAGTTCTTTTCCTTCTGAAGCGATGAGGCTGGCTGCGAGCGCCGCGAGAAGGGCTCCAGGATAAACTTGATTCCAATAGAGCGCTCCGATTGCAGCGAAGGCGCAGATGATTCCCCAGACGAAGTGATGGACGTGGATGCCTTTGCTCTTGATTGCTTTCTGGTATTGCATGATCGTGATCTTGTGACTCTTGAAGTTCCAGTAGAGTCTGACCTTCACATAGTCAGCTAGGAGTCGGATCAAAAGAGTGGATAAGAAAGCGGTTGCCCAGAAGACTTCAGCGGGCGTCAGATCTTATCGCCTCGTGTCTGAAGACGCATATCCACATGACACCTGCGAAGACTGCGATCAAGCAGTACCAGGTTGGAATGACGCCGCCAGGAAATGGAATAGAATTCCATCTTGCGGTCCAGTCTGTAGCCTGAATCCACTGGCCGCCCAGCGGATCCATTGAGAGCGGATTCAGAACTCTTGCTAGGAACCACACGCTATCTTCGAGCATAACAGCGAAGACAGTCGTTGCGAAACCGAGCGCAGCCGTGTACCATTTCTCGATTATCTGACTCACGCCTATCAGATCATCAATGAAAGGAGCGAAGCCGACCAGAAACAGGATCGGCATCATCACCGCGATATGGTAGAGTTGGAAGCCGATGAAGATCGGTGTGTGGCCATATCGGAAAGGCACATCTCGGTCCGTGATTATCCAATAGTATTCCAGAACGCCATAGAGTATCGCGAAGGTCAGGGTCACAATCATGCTTGTTAGGTATTCGAGCCTTGGGCCTTTCGAGGTCACGAGAGTATCCCTCGTACTGGTTTGACCTGGTGATCCGTGTACCGTCTTGTGAGACCCTGCTTCTCTCGATCGAATATGAAATACTGGAAGCGGCCTAATTCGCTCGCTGCTGACGCTACCTCATCAGGTAGCCCGATTGTTGCGAGGCTGCTCTTGTCAGAGCGGAAGAGAATGAAGAGCTGGAATTGCTCGGGCAGCCATGATTCGAATAGGCTCAGAGTTTGAGTGCTGATGATCAGGTTTTGCGTGGCATGGCGGGCTATCGAGACCCAGCCAATCAGTCTCCTCAGTTTTCTCTCATCGTCTACGAGCTGCGGCAAATCTTCGATGATGACAACTCGTTTTCCTTTCGCCTTTCGCTCGTCAAATTCCCAAGCGTCAAAGATGCCGATTGAGAAAGTCAGAGGATCATGAAATCTTCGGCGCAAGTTGCTTAGCAGAGTTGACTTGCCTGTCCCTGGCAGCCCTACGACAAGCACCCATCTGCCAAGGCCTTTGACTATCCTTAGCGCTGTGTGTAGACGAAGCGGACGAAAGGACGTCATTGATGTCACTAATGTCTACATTTGAATATGCCAAGGAAGCGTCTCACGCAGAACTCTGGAACGGCACCCTCATCGAAGGTCTGACCGCATCCTGAACAGAAGATCTTAACCGCCATGATTGTCATTCGACCTGATTCCCTTCGAAGAGGCTCACCGCTAGGTCGGAAACGAAATCTAACACGCCTTCACGCCTTCGGCTCTTTGCCTTTGGCGCTGAAGTAGTGTTCGATCTCGCGGGCTGTGAGGCCGCCGAAGAAAGTGAATATCGCGAGCGCGTTCGGGAACCAGATCGAAAGGGCACCGAAGATGCCGCATGCGAGCAGAGTTCCGAGAGCGAATGCTCCTCGATAGTCTTTCTCCTTTAGCTGGTACTTCTCCAAGACCTTGGTCACCGACTTCTTATCTCGGGCCTTGCTCAACACCAGGTTGACTATTGCCTGCTTCTGTTTGCGCGTTATCATGCCCTGCTCTACTAGGCACACGACTAGGCCAACGATGCAGTTGATGAGATAGTCTAGATCAGAGCCGTCCCAGCCTGAGATGCATTCGAGGAATGGTGTCCAGCAATCGGTCGGCGGCTGCTCATCAGGGACACATTTGCCCTGGTCTGGATCCCAATGTTGACCTGGCGGACATTCAGGCTGATCAGGTACGCATTTGCCTTGTGTTGGATCCCAATGCTGGCCGGGTGGACATTCAGGCTGCTCACCATCAGGATGAGCGGCCCAATCAAACTCGACTCCGTAATCTCGAGCGATGGCAGGCAGAGCGATAGCGTAGTTCGTTGTCGAGGATCCTGCGAAGTTGACTCCTGCGAGGCCAATGGCTGCTCCCGACGGCCTGGCGAGAAAGCTCGAGCCTGAGCTTCCGCCAGAGATCTTCGCTGTATGCTCGATGCAATGGTTCACATAGGCGATGAAGAATTCATAGTTGACACCGATCGTGACTTCAGTGGCTATGATCTTACCTGAAGTGGTTCCTTCTGTCCGTGAAGAGCTCCAGCATTCCCAATCGACCTGCGGTTCCCAATAGACGATGCTGATTCCGCCAAAGTCTAGAACATCAGCGCTGACATAATTCAGATCGGCTGCGTTCGTCAGTAGATAGTCAAATTCGTTCTCCTGGTATGGCTGAACAGGAATGATGAAACTATGTCGATATGCAACGATGTCTGCCGGACAGATTCCGCCATCATAGGGGGAAGGTTGAGCCCATCCGTGGCCCGCAGGATAGGGCGAGCCGTCAGTGCTGAAGTTCATTCCGCAGTGGTAGTTCTGGGCGAGATGCCAGCAGCCTGTGTACTTCTTCCCAGCGAGCTCTATGGTACCATACCAGCCAGAGTTCAGACAATCCTTGTGGGCTTTGTGTGTTGGATCTCCTCGAACCCAGAAGTGTGAGCTGCAAGCCGAGGAGCCGCAGGCGATTAGTGAGACGCCTCCTGGGACGGGGCGATATTTCTTCATGTGCTCAGCGGGGCCGCTGACGGGTTTCGGAATATCTATCAGCGGTCTCGCTTCGATGTCGGTGTGCATTCCGTCAAGGATCTTGGGTATCATGACGGGAGCGACTTCAAGAGAGTGGCCGAGCGAATCAACGACTCGCGTTCTGCTTTCTGGCCCCGGCAACTTGCCTTTCTGGAATTCCTCGAAGAGTTTCCCGAATTCACTTTCGGTCATGAGAGCAACGGGTTCGACCTTCTTAGGAAAGCCGATTGTGATACAGGGAATCCTAGTCTCTTTGCCTCCGATGATCTTCATTCGAGTGTGAGTGATGTAGGTTGCGCCGAGCGCTATCAGGAATTTCTGGTACTTGTTCCTAACCGTTTCTAACGACATTTTCTTCTCTTTCCTTCAATTCTTTGATCGAAGGCGGTCGAAGCCGAGGATGCACGTAGCCAGTTGGACGAATCTTCACATCACGCAAAACATCGCCACGTTGCACGTCCGAAAGGGCCGCGTCTTCTTTGCTGATCGTCTCGATAGTGAGAGGATCATATTGGCCGCGAGAGATTGCGTCGAGTTGTTCTGCGCGAATCTGAGTCATGATCTGTTTGGTGCGATGGAGCTCCCAGCGGATCAGGTCGTGGAAGAGCTTGGATGGTTTCTTGTGACCTTGGGCGGCGCTCTCCCTCTGGATCTCGAGATCATCGAGCGATGCGGCATGGTTGCTGGGTTTCTTGGCGTCAGCGTGATTGTTGCGTCGTTCATGCCATAGGCTACGCTTATCCAGCCCCTTGCGGAGCGGCAACAGCTTCGAAGCCTTCTTGGGTTTGTTCGAATCAGAAGTTTCTTAAGACGGTGCGCGTGCGATTAGCCTCATACGTGTTCGCTACGAGTCTGAACGAGGCGAATCGAGGCGAATGCAAGCGGATTGATTCTGTTTGAGTACAGAACGCGAGAAACTCAGCGAGAATCACACTGTTCGATTGACAAAAGAGGATTCGATGCGAGCGAAGAAAATAGCGAAGGCGTGGGGCTGTGCTGTGGGTGACGTAATCAGGCGAGCCCTCAAAGAACTCTATGCAAGACACACATACCTGGATGCTGAAGAGAAGAAAGCCCTTGGAGTCACGATTTAGCTAAGCGACCGCCCGGTCAGACTTTTCTCGTTCCTCAAGTGGCTCGGATTCAAATGACATACAGAGTGCTATGGCAGACACCCCTGAGAGATGCGAGACCGGGCTCTGTTAAGTCCTTGGGCGATGGCTAGAGCTGTTAACCGTCGGGTGATGAGGGAAGGGGCTGTCGTTCAGCTTTGCAACAAACCCAAAGGAACAAGGAATAGCAGCGAAATCCAGAGCAACAGAAAGGCTAAGGGCACAATGCGGAGCGCTTTGCGCATTTCCATGCCTTGAACATCTTTCTTTGGGTATACCAACAAGTGGCCTAGATTCGTTTCCAGAGTTCCGATTTGTTGCTTCCAGTATCCAAGATAGGAAGCACTTCGGTCATTGGCAATTATCCATGTTGCACTAACGACGATTCCCACTATGACCACTAGCTCTTGAATGGCCCGCTGGTGAAACTGACTGAATGCTAGCAGCAGAATACTTACGACAACCAAGAAGTAGTTGTTCCGTTGCCATGAGGTTTCGGCTTCCGATCTCAGAGCAGAATGAAAGTGCTCAAGATTGGATTCTTGACTCTTACTCTCGTCAGGATGCATTCTGATTCAGCGTTAACCAGTCGTTTCCACCTTCTATTTGAACCCATTTCGACATCGCATTCGAGTGCATGATCCAATCGCTTGAGCGACTCATCATGGCACTTGTTAGGGGTGCGAGGTAACGTACGTCCTCGTCTGCTAGGCAGGTTTCGTGTGGCTATAACAAACCGTCTGCTCGATAAATAGCCGCCGACCTCATCTTCAGCCTCGGGGTGTGACTTGTAGTTCATGATTCGTAGCCAAGCGGCGAGATGTGCCTTAAAAGGCAAGGTTCAATGATACTCCCTGCGACAGGAATTGTGGCTATGCCCCTTCTGCGGCAAGAAGGTCGGAGATACCTTGTACCATCTCAGGTTTGTCCATGAGATTGAAGATATTGACCAATTTATGCAAACCCTTCAAAAGGTGGGAGAACGGCAAGAGCAGCGGAGACGGTTCGCGGAATACGTCACAGAGCTTCAGGGAAAGCTGAAGCAAGGCTTAATCACCGCAGAAGATTACCGCAGACTGGTAATGGAGTGGCCGAGGAAAAACGAATGACAAATGGTTCTAAACCGAAAATCGGTCAAGTCCTCTTCAAGGACTTCAGGAAGGATCTTCCTATGGAACAGGTTTACATCTCGCCCCAGAACACCCGCAAGACAGAGAAGGAAGACGGACTCCCAGAAATTGAGGGAAGCATCGACAGAATCGGACTAATTCAGCCAATCGTGGTCATACAAAGGGGCGACAAGTTCGAGTGCGTTGCGGGTCAGAGAAGGTTCCTCGCGCTGAAGGCGTTGGGAAAGAAGTACATTCCAGCCCTAATCATGGACGACATGAGCGAGATTGCCAAGTCCCTTGTGTCCTTCGGCGAGAATATTCATCGTAGGGAGCTTCCATACAGCGACACCATTGACGTTGTGAGCAAGCTCTTCGACGCTTATTCTGGTTCAAAAGATCAGAAAGTCAACCAGATTTTAGCAGACTTGGGATTGCCCAAGGAAGATGTCATTGAGTATCTGTCAGCTCAGCTAGTTCCGAAGAGTCTGCAAAAGATGGTAGATGATGGCACACTCACGGATCAAAAAGCACACGACATAACAGCAGCATTCTGGCCCGACGAGAAGGAAATGCTCACGATAGCGAATCAAATGGGCGGCCTGACCGCAGCCGAATTCAAGCGGGCACTTCAAATCAAGAGAGAAAAGCCGAACGAAAAGGTACAGGGAATAATCGAAGAGGCAAAGAAACCTTCTCTTCTTGTTACATTCAGAGTCACGGTTAGCCGGAATGAAGCCGACATGCTTGAGTCCGAGGCTGCGAGGCGTGGCAGGAAGCTCGGAAAGAAGGTCACGGTCAGCGAGCTAATCCATGCTGCCATCAAGAGGTTCTTTACAAGTGCCGCGTGAGATTTCGAAGCGAACCGAGAAGCTCCTTGCGGAGCTCTACTATGACTTGAAGGGAAGAAAGACCAAACGTCTCGATTGGATGACTATCGCAGAGAAGTGCTCAGAGGTTGTTGAGGATTTCGGTTCGGTGAACGATGCGACGAAGAAGTTGAGGGTGTCTCCTTCGCTGCTCAATTCAATTCTCCGATTGAAGAAGCTCGACCCCAGAGTTCAGGAACTGGTAAGAAAGCGTCTTGTTCTCTTCGACTCCGCACAAAGATTGAACCCAATTCAACCAAACGACAGGCAGTACGATGTGGCGAAGATGCTCGTGGGCATCTCCAACAAGAAACAGAGAGACATAATTCAGCATGCTCTACGATTCCCGCATACCGACTTGCTAGATTATCGAAAGAGGGTTACGGGAGAACAGGTGAAGCGCGAGAATCTGAGGGTTCTCATAATTCCAATGCGCGAAGAACTATACCGCTCTCTTGAGGGAGCAAGCAGAGAGACCAAGAAACCGATTGAGGGAATCATCTCAGAAATAGTCTCCGAATGGCTTGGAGGGAGGAAATCGAGCAAATGACTCTCATAGTTGCCGCGCAGGGAGCGGACTTCATGGTTCTTGGTGCGGACAGCAGAGAGACAGTTGATGTTGGGGTGATTAGAGTCGAGACGAACATCGCTGAGAAACTAATCAGGCTTACAGATCATGCCGCGGTTCTCCTTTGCGGAGAAGCTGGATATGCCCAACATCTGGTCGCCAAGTATCAGGCTAGGATTTCAGGCGCGGCAGAGTTAGGTGTCACAGACTTGACAGAGGGCTTCGCCTCGTTTTGCCAAGCAGAAGCCATCAGGCTGAGCAATGTTCCGACCTTTTCCTTTCATTCTCCCACCTACCAATATTTCCCTGATATCGGATTCATCTTGGGAGGACTCAACAAGATCGGTACTGGATTTTCGGAGCCCAGATGCTACGGACTTTCGAGTCAGAGGGGATACAGGCTGGAGTTGGGAGGAAACGGATTTGTTCTAGATGGCAAACCAATGATTGCGCGTTATCTTTTCGCGCGATACTATCAACCGAATATGGACATTCAGAATCTGAGCAAGTTAGTTGCGCGATGCCTCTTTGACACGGCACGAGTCGATGGGGATGTGGGTGGGCAATGGAAGCTGGCGATCATAGAGCCGACAGCAATCAGAGTGAAAAGCCATGAGGAAGTAGAGCAGATTATAGAGAATGAAGAGTTGCGCTGGTGAGCCAAGGGAAAGAGGGGGGCTCATGCGGGCAAGAAAGACGGATAATTATATTCGGCAACAATCATGATTCGAGGTTGCCGATTTCACGCAGGGCATCGCAGGGCATAAATAGCAGGGCAAGTCCTTATATGCGCAGGGAGAATCGACGCAAACGACACATATCCTTTCCTACGGCGGCGGCGTCAATACAAATGCATTGATGGTTCTTCTAATCGAGAGAAGAATGCCATTCGATGTGGCTGTCTTCGCCGATACGGGCGCGGAGCTTCCGGAGACTTACGCGTACCTAGATGTAGCGACTAGATATCTGAATGAGCATGGTATCGAGTTGAAAACTGTCAGATCAAGAAACGGAACTTTGTACGATACCTGTAAGCGTCGGAGTGTAATTCCGTCGAAGATATGGCGGTGGTCAACACGGGACTACAAGATAACTCCGATTCACAGATATTATCGGTCACTCGGGACACACATTACGGAGTATCTTGGAATTGCTTACGACGAAGTAGAACGAATCAAGCCGAGTAGAGAGTCTTATGTCACGAGCGAGTTTCCGTTAGTGGACATGAAAATGACGCGCGAGGATTGCATTGAAGTCATTAGGAGCGCCCATCTGCCGATTCCCGTGAAGAGTGGTTGCTTCATCTGTCCGTTCCAGGACATTCCGAGATGGCAAGCCCTGTACGTTAGGCATAAAGACCTCTACCGCCAAGCCATGAGACTGGAAGAGTTTTCAAAACACTTTCCTCAACAGAAGCTAAATCAACACACGCTTAGAGGTCTCGTGAAGAGTCAGTTCCGTCGCGGCAACGCAACTCGAACTCTATCAGACCAACCTTGCGGCGCATATTGTATGACTTGAACAAAGGCGCGTGGTCGGCATACTTCATAGGCTCGCTAGCGAACTTCGGAAGGCCCATTCTCGAGAGCGACTACCAACTCATTCTCGAAGAACTGGACAAGCCACCCATATCCTATCAAGTGAAGACAGCGATCAAACGAAAACCCCCCGCTATCGCTGAGATTCTGATTAGAAAGGGAAAGATTCCCCAGCTTCGAGGATCACCCCCTAGCCACAACGAGCTCAGGGACATGATCAGAGACATTGGCTTGATGAAGAATCTCTCGGTAGACACTGAATATCCAATCAATGGAATGAGGCTGGATGTCGCGTGGAGAATGCCGGTCAGACAGAATCCTGATCATGCATGGGAAGTACAGATAGGGGGCAACTTTTCGAGGCCTTGGCAAAGCTGAAACATGCGTGGGATCTTTGGAAGGCCGACCCTTACCTCGTGACGACCGAGAGGTATGAAGAAGAAGCTAAGAAGCTACTCGGCGGAACATTCCATGAGATCAAGCCCCACATCAGAATCATCAACTGGCGAGAAATCGTGCGACTCTACAAGCAGCTTAGAGACAGCACCGACACGGAGAAAAAACTACGCATCTAGTGACTCGATCAAAAAGCGCCATACGACCGCAAGTGTTATCTTATTACGATGCAAGCGACTTTTGTGGCAAAGCTCGTCATGAATGCACTGGCTCTTGTTCTCGTCATGATCTGCTTCGCGGGAGTAGTCTTCATGGTTGCAGCTACGGCACAAGGCGTGCCGATCAACTGGCTTCAGCGACAGATCCCATTGAATCTGGCACAAGCCCGTCTCTCGGTTTCGGTCTCACCAGAAGTTCCGATCACCAAAGGACAAACGATCACGATCACAGTGGCCAACGCGCAGACCTTACAGCCCGTCGAGGGGGCCTCGGTGAGCATCTCAAAGGATGGGGCCCACTTGATAGATCTGATGACCGATACGAACGGTCGCGCTCAGTTCGAATATCCAGGGGAGACCACCATTGTATTGATCAGCAAGAGTGATTTCGCGACCCAAATGGAGGTCCTTCCGAAAGTACCCGACGAATGGCTTCGTGCGATACCAATTAGCTTGATCGTGGCAGTCGTTGCAGACATCATTGTCGCTCTGATCATGTCACGATTCGCACATTCCATGGTATAACTCGGTTCACTGTCAGCGATCCCGGACGCACTCTTAGACTGTGAGTGCATACAGCGTGTCCTTCTGCTTTCATTTGCTGACCTTCTGTACGATCTCCGCCACTATCTGCCTGAGTTCCTGATCGTCCGTCTCCGCGATCAGTGCCAACGCAGTGGGGATCATCTTCTGTGCTTTCCGGAGAAACTCGAGCTGGTGCTCAGGTGCGACTCTCTCTAGGAGTTCGTTGACTTCACGGAGGTCCGCCTTCAGGATGGTGAGATGCAGTTTGATCAGCGCGTTGTTCATCGGGGCTACGGACCCACGCGCTTCCGTCCAGACCTCAAGCGAGACTTGCGCTCTGTTTCTTCGGACCCACTCCCGGAGGGCGATCTGTCCTGCCTGCTTCTCCGGAATGCCTAGGAGCTTGCAGAGAACCTCAAAGTCCGTGGCCTGGTCTTCGGGGATCCTGAAGTGCTTGTCCTTCAGCGTCGGCCCCCCTCTGCCTCAAGTGGAAAGTGCGTTAGGCCATCTCTCGCATGTGGAGATCTGTTGGTAACTCCTTGGTAACTTGTTACCTTGTTGTTACCATCGAGGCCGGTAGTAGTAGAGTAGTAGTAGGGTAGGGTAGGAGTAGGGTAGGGTAGGGGTCCCCACGACTGGCTGTCCGGGTTCTGACTGGCATGACCTCGGAGACGGGGTTGACTTCTCTTGTAGTCTTGCCAAGGATCCACACGATCCCAATTATCGGATAGGCCAGTGTCCCGGAAAGGCTCCGGGAAGTGTTGGCATCCATGAAAGCAGATGTAGATTACGATCCCTGAATCGTGCATCCACATTGTCATGCGCTCCCTCACGGCGTGACAGAATGAGCATCGTAGCTTCCCCGGAAGCCCTACGAAATCTCTTAGATACATTCAAGCAGCCTCCTGGAGAATGATGCGTTTGCGAGCGATCGCGCTCATGCTGACTTGGGCGCGTTCGGCCTCTTCCCGAATGAGTTGTTTCGCTGGCGTCGGAAGCGCGAAGGCCAGACGATTGTCTAGGCGAAAGGCTCCAGCTTGAGTTCCAAGCCTTCGCTCAAGATCGCTGCGAAGCTTATCCCGTTCCTCGACCGTGAGAGGCTTCTCGCCTTTCTCTCCGAGGATCCGCCCTTGTAGGTGAGGATCGAGAGTGCGGAGAAAAGCCAAGCCCCAATTTACGGCAACCTCGGCTATGCGGTTCACCTTGACCTTGCGCTTATGATCGTGCTCCATTTCGTAGAGCCGATCCCAGGTCATGCTCTTCCATCTCATCGAGCGGACGGGGCTGCCTCTCGTAAAGTGTAACACATCGCGCCGCGTACTCCAGGGTCTTTGCCGTTTCTTGCGACTCATTATTGAGCCTCGAGCTCGTGCGTGTGCGCTAAACCACCTGTAGTGTTTGCTTGATGTCTTGGAGTTGGATTCGTTCTCGGCCTTGGAATCGGTAGCTGAGCACGGTGCCCTTCATGACTGGCGCAAGGAACTCCCAATGAATCAACGTGCGGATTGCTTCCTCTAATCCGTCAGCCGGATACTGGTAGGTGGCTAAGGCTTCCGTGATGCCTCTCCCGGTCCACAGTTTGTTGCCTGCCTTGTCAGTCTCCTTCATCAGAACATTCAACACTCGACCGATTGGTGAGGATGGTTCATCAGGCACCAGTAAATCCGGTCGGTTACGTTGATAGATCACGTTCGGTAATGTCTGCTGAACCACAAGGGTTTGCGGGTTCGATGGTTGCTGAGATTCCGGCGGCCATCTTGCAATCACCTTGGCGTCGGGATGATGAGCGATTTCTTGCTCTCGCATTGCTTCTTGAACTAGGGGCGGCAGCTTCGATTCCGGTGTAAGATAAGGTGGGCCTTGAGCTGCTTGCGTTACTGAAATCAGAGGCTTCGGTTTCTCAACTGGCTTCGGTTTCGGTGGCTCGAAGAGCTTCAGGAATTTGGCCTTGTATTCCTCGACGTCGAGCATCTTGACCTTGCGAACGTCTGGCGATTCCAGGAATTCGCGGGTTGCATGAAGCGTCTCTCTCAGCCTGAATTTGACTTTGACGCGGATCTTGGGCGGGTCCGGCTTCCACACCCACATCTCGCCTCTATCGAGCTCGTTAAGTGAGTCGTACCATTTCTCAAGCTGCTTCCTCGTCTCGTCGGTTGCCGCGGCCTTTCTCACCCAGTCTTCGATCGCGCTCTTGTCCTGCGGCGCCGTCAGACGCCCAATCATCAGCACGTCCGACTGCGTGAGTATGTTCTTGTTGATGCTGGCTGTTCTCTGCGTCAGCATGACGCAGCCGAGGTTCCAGTTGCCGCCTCGCTTGACAAGATTGTTCATGATGTGGAGGCAGAGAACCTCGTCGTGCATGGGGCTTTGAGGCGCCCAAACCTCCGCTTCTTCCAGGAAGATCGTGCGAACGCCATAGTCGCGGTTGGCTCTCTGGAGCGCCTGAATGAACTCTATTACGACGATCATCTCTTGAGATTTCGAGGGCAACGCGCTTGTGTCGATAACGGCGCTTATGCCCGACTCCACGATTGACGTTGCCATGAGCCTGATCTTCGCTGGGTCCGGCACTAGGGGAATCTTCTGACCGCGCATCATGGGTAGAGGTATGTCAGCGTGGTCGCCGCCGAAGACGACGATCGGCAGGCCCGGTTTGTCAGGATCCGGAACTTGCTTGCCGCCTACATATTTGACCGCGACTCGCAGGCCCCACCAGATTCCCATGCCGTCGATGACGACAATCGGGATTCCTGCCTTGACTATTTCCTCGGCCAAGTCGCAGCCGTTGTACGTCTTGCCAGACTCGCGCTTGCCAACGATGCCCGTGACCTGCTTCGCGATCTTCGCGGGTAAGATCAGGTTCGGCGCGATCCTGAACCCTTGACTCATTCGTCTACTCTCCGTATGCTGATGAAGTCGCTGCCCAGGTCGCAGGCCTCGATGATTTGATAACCGATTGCGAGCGCTGCGACTTCTCTCGGTCGATCGTAGGGAGGGACGGGCTGGCGCTTTGGAAGCGTGGCGGTTCTGTTTGTGATTGGACGAGACTTGCCGACTTTGAATCCGACAATCTTGATCTTCATTGAATCTTCACGCTCCTGGGAGTGCTGTCTGCTTTGGTTTCGTGCTTCCATATCGAGCGAGAAAATCGCCTTCGATGCGGTACTTCCATTTGCCGACTGCGTGGTATCCGTTCGGGTCGATCTGGCGCATCAGATTGAGAACAGGCCGCAGCTTCTCTTCATTCCTGGAGATGAGGATCCACTCTCGCCCCACCCTTGCGCCTGGCGTCCACTCTAGTGACTCGAGAAGGGAAGCGTAGAGCTCAGGGCTCTCCTTGGGTTTGACCACTTGCTCTTTCGGAGCTTTCTGCGCTCTTTCTTTCATGAAATGCTCCAGAAGGGATTCGAGTCCTCGTAATCCGTCAAGAGGATTCTCACCAGGCGCGATGTCTCGGCTGATCTTCGCGAATTCGAAGGGTCCCGTCTGCTCCGTGCGTCCTATGGAGAGGCTTATCCTCTCAAGTTTTCCAGTTTTCTCTTTCTCACTCAACATATCTCATCTCGATGGCCGCATTTGGGGCAGAGCGCCCAGCATGTTTGATCATGTGGGAGCTCAATGCCGCAGTTTTCGCAGAGAGGCATTCTTTCTCATCTCGTTCATGTAACCCAGCCATTTGTACGTCAGATTGGTTCCGACTCTCTCAGCCCAGACGGGTACGGCTCCGTATTGCGCAGCCAAAACAATCAGGTCCGTCTTTTCCTTCTGCTCGAAGGATCCTCGTTGGCGCTTCGGCGGTTTGCATCGGATGAAGAGGACCGTGGCGATCTTCCCGACAGGCTGAAGCCAAGATCTCCTGACAGCGATTAGATCCACGGGACCCTTGCTGCCTGCCGCTCGGACGACGAAGTAACCTTCATTCTCGAAGTGTCCCCGGATTGCTCGCTCCAATCCTGCCTCGATATCATAGCGACCCATTTGCCCTAGCTCGACCTGCCAAGAATGATGATAGTTTCGCCAGCGTAGACGACCATCCAACCGTCCGCGCCGAGTTTGTTCAATTCAGCTTCGAGACTTTCAGGCCGCTTGCCGAGGACTCGGAGAACTTTGTATTCATATTTCTGGGGCAAGCTCAGATCGCCTCCTGGGCGATGGGAGAGATCGAGAGATGTCGCAGCAGGTAGTAGCCGGGTTTCTTCCATTCGAGCGGCGGTGGCTTACAGATTCGCTCATCGGCCAATTCGTTCAGGCGTCTTCGTAAAGTTGAGTCACCGAATCTCGCTGCGTAGGGATGGGCTCGAACGAAAGCTGCCACAATTCGTTTGTAGTGTATTCCATCAGGTTCGGATTCAGGATTCCATGATGCCCAAAGCCTCTCTCTGATGAGCTCGTAGAGTTGACGTCTGAGAGTTGCGAAGCGGCTTTCATTGTCCACGTAGGATAGAGATTGATGTTGCCGCGTGATTTCGTCTTTCAGACTCATGAAGGCTTGCTTGATTTCCCCGTAACGAGTCTGATAGAAACTCGCTGTTGATTGACTTGTCTTCAATGCGTTCTCCATTCTCTTAACACGATCGCGAACTTCGCTGAGCATACCTGCGAAATCCGTCAGGGTCGTCTGGCTCAGTGGCGCGGCCTCCGCTTCGGCATGTCCGTCTGAGGACAGTTCTCAATCCAAGAGCCTGACCTGAGATTTCTGATGAGGTCGAAGAGGTACGCAACCGAGCCAGAACCTCGGCGTGTTTCCCAAGACCTCATTCATCCTCATCCTCCTCAGGCGCAGGTTTCTTGATGAGCTCCTGATGGCGAGCGCCTTTGCAGATGCAGACGCACTTCTCACGCTTCGCCATGCCGCAGCGTTTCGTGTGAACTCTCTTCCTCTCCACTAGGCCGTCACCCCCGGTTTCGCGGCTCGACCGCGTTGCTTCGCCAGCCATTCACGGTTGATTCGTACGATCCCTTCTTTCTCGCAGAGTGCAAGGAGGCTGGCTAGGAAATCATCAAACTTCATGATCGAGCTAGCCTCCTTTGGTGTTTAACGAGTTGCTCGAACCGGAAGCGAGAGGCTTCCTTCACAATCTCTGTGAGGCTCGCGTAGCCACGCTTTCCTACGAACTGTCGGAGCTGACGGGCGAGCCCTTTGGGGAGGCTCACGGAGACGTATCGGTCCCGCATTCAGGGATGAACCTCCCGCGGGTGAACCAGCTCAAGTTGTTCGATTCTTCGTCGGCAGGAGTCCTTCACGAAGTCGGAGATGCCAGTGTAGCCATGACTCTCCACGAGTTTCTTGATGTGCTGATAGAGATCCTCAGGAATCGCTGTGGTTCGCCAGCGAGTCTTCGTCCGTCTTAGTGGTGGCATTTGCCTACAACTAGGTAATACTTAGGCAAGCGCAAGCCATATAAGCCTTTACCTAGTCATTAGTAATGGATGAGCAATGCCTCAAGCTAAAGGATGGAAGACCATAGCCTTGCCCGAAGAGCTCATACAGAAGATAGACAAGATGGTCGAGTCGCAGCACCACGGCTACCGCAGCCGAAACGAGTTCGTCACCGACGCG